TCAAATCCCCCGCGTCCCCCGCCGCACCGCGCGCAACAGCATGGCGCTGACCTCGGCCTCGCTCGCCGCGAAACTGCGCGCGTCGCTTGCGGTTACGTTGAACGTCACCTGCACGCCGCCCCCGCCACCGCCAGCCACGCCCAATCGCCCGTCCGGCCCGCGCTGCAGCGGCATGATCGCCTCGGGCCCGGCCTCCCCGGCCAGCCCCAGCCCCTTGCCCAGCGGAAAATAGCTCGGGCTGGCAATCACGCCGCCCTTGGCAAAGGGTTTCACGCCTGCCAAAGCCGGATTGGTGGCAGTGAAGATATTCTCCACCAATCCGCCGGCCAGATTGCCCAGCGGCTTGATCGCTGCCTTTAGCGCGATATCGGCAAAGGCGCGGGCAATATCGCCCAGCACCGATTTGAAGGACTTTCCGTCCATCAGCGCCCCGCGAAAGGCGGTGCTGATCGAGCGCGACACCCCATCGGCAAGGTCGCCGATGCGTTCGAGCTCCACCGAGACATCGCCCAGCTCGTCGCGGATTTTGTCGCCAAAAAACTCACCGGCCATCGGGAAAGCGCTCCATCATCTGGTCCAGGTCGGCCCGCCCCAAGGGCGCGCCGCGATCGCCCACCACAGCGCCCCAGGCCGCCGCCAGTTCGCGCGGTGTCATGCGCCAGAAGGCGTCCGGCGGCAGCCGCAGCACGCCTAGGCCGAACCGCATTGCATCAGTCCAGGGAAACGCCTTCATGCCGCCTCTCCGAACGTCGCGCGCAGCAAGCGTGCTGCGATCTCCGCCGCCCCGCGCAACCCGCCTTCGACGCTCATCCGCGCCAGGTCGTCATCGGTGACGGCATTGCCGCCGCCGCGCAGCCCGGCGCCCAGAATGGCGGTCAGGTCCCGTGCCGACACCTTGCCATCCGCAAACCGCTCCGCCAGCCCGGCCAGATCCCCGGCCTGCAACCGCGCCTCCAGCTCCGCCAGCGCCCCCAGCGTCAGGCAAAGCACCCGCACCTCGCCCCCGATCTCGGCGGCGATTTCACCACGATGAATATTGGTCATTTCTGTTCCCGCCTAAATGATGGCCCCTCACCCGTCTCGGCCTATGGCCGATCCACCCTCTCCCCGAGTGGGAGAGGAATGGTGCCCCCCTCCTATTCTTCTCCCTCTCGGGGAGAAGGTGGCCCAAAGGGCCGGATGAGGGGGGCCACGCGCTCGATAGTCCCTAAACCGCCGCGAAGGTCACTTCTCCGGCGCTTTCCAGCGCCAGGTCGAACGTCACCTCCCCGGCGTGGTAAGCCGAGAATTCCAGCGCCACGATCTGGAACGGCCCCTCGACCACCCCGAAATGCGGCAGGATCAATTGCCAGTTGCGGATGGTGCCGGCGAAAAACAGGCTCCGCACCGCCGCGTCCGAGCCCTGGTCCTTGAACACACCCGAACCGGCAACCGAAGCCCGCTTCACCCCGCCGCCCGCCAGCAGTTCCCGCCAGCGCCCGGCGCTTTCCTGGTCGGTCGTGTCGACGCTGGCCGCGTTGAACGCCAGGCTGCGCGTCCGCAGTCCCGCCACCGTCAGAAAATTCCCTGACCCGGTCTGGTCGATCTTCAAAAGCATATCCTTGCCACTCTGGGCTGCCATTTTTGTCCCTCCTGGATGCGCAAGCACCCCCACCCGGCCTCCCCCTGAAGCAGGGGGAGGAGCAGGTCGCGCTCACCCTAAAGTCCGTGCAAACTCGATCGGTCCCTCCCCCTGCTTCAGGGGGGGATTAGGTGGGGGCTTTCATCCCGCAGACGATCACTCACTCAAAAACCGCAGCAACACCGCCGCCCGCGCCAAGCCTGTGGCACCATCGATCACCGTCTCGGTCCGCATATGCTCGGCCAGGGTCACCACCAGCCCGGCAGGCGTCAGCCCGTCCTTGGCCGCCACCACGCGCTCGGCAATCGCCAGTGCCGCCTTGCGGCTCGGCTGCCCCGCCCAGCAATGCAGCAGCACCCGATGTTCCCAACCCGGGGTCAGGTCGCCATCGCGCTGGCGAATATCGTGGCGGTCGATCACCACATAGGGCGCCGGCCGGTCGCGCGGCGGCGCGTCGAACACGCCCGCGGTCCCGATCAGCGCCACCAGCGCCGCGTCGCCCATGAGGGCCGCCACAAACGCCGCCTGCAATTGCACGATCGGATGCATGGCCTACCCCGTCACGCTGGTTTCGCTGCAGGCGCAGCTGACATAAGCGCGCCGCCCATTGATGTCGGACGCGCTGAGCACATCCAGCTGCCGCCCGCGATAGACAATGCGATCGCCCGGCCCCAGATCGCTGCGAAAACGCAGCACCACGGCATGGGAAATCGCCACCGACCGGCCATCGGCATTGGTCCCCTGCCGCCCGGTCAGGCTGCGTACCCGCGCCCACACCGTGCCCAACGGCACATAGACCCGTCCATGCCCGCCCTCGTCCTCGGCCACGCTCTGCCGCTGGCGCAACTGCACCCGGTCGGTCAGAGTGCCGATGGGCGGGATTTTATCCCCGCTCACAGCCGCGCCCTCTTGTAGCGGCTCACCAGCCGGTCAAAGCCCGATGGCACCACCGCGCCGGACCCCGCAACAATCACCGCGTCCCGATGCGCGTGCCAATGCGCCACCAGGCCCAGCAGCGCCTGCCTGAGATCGGCAGGCACATCCTCGGGTTCGGTGCCGAAGCCGGCGACATAGTCGATTTCGATGCCGCCCCGCGCCTGCAGCCCCGGCATGCCGGTGACCACGCGCGGCACGATCAGCCGATCCGGCTCGGAAGAAAACTGCGCCAGCCCGATATCGTGGCTGGCGCCATTGTCATCCACGGCCGCGATGGCGGTGATGGCAATCAGCGGCGCCACCGGCAGCTTCACCACGCCCGTTTCTGGCCAGTCATCGAGCACCACGCGCCAGCTCTGCGCCAACAGCGCCCGGCCGGTGATGCCCTCGATATGCAGGCGCGCCGCCCCGATCAGCGTGGTGATCAGCCCATCCTCGGCCGCGTCGTCGATCTTGAGAAAAGCCTTGGCCTCGGCAAGCGAAACCGGCTCCTCGGCGGGCCCCGCCAGGAGATAGGAAATCATGTTCTTGTTCCTTTGATTTTGGGCTGCGCCTAAGCACCCACCGGCTGTCACACCGGTGAAGGCCGGTGCCCATCCTGCCGATATCGGGCGTCACCCGATCCTCGCCACATCGTCATTGCCCGACTTGACCGGGCAATCCACGCCCAAGCGGTGGACCACCCGGTCAAGCCGGGTGGTGACGACCGTCACTGCCGCGAGTGCTCTACCCTCAGCTCTCGCCGAACTTCAGCAGCTTGATCGCGTCGAAATCGGCGATGCCGCCGCCGACGCGCTTGGTGGTGTAGAACAGCACATAGGGTTTGGCGCTGAAGGGGTCGCGCAAGACGCTGACGCCCTGGCGATCTACGATCAGATAGCCGCGGCGGAAATCGCCGAAGGCCACCGAAAAGCTGTCCTCGTCCATGTTCGGCATGTCTTCGGCTTCCACCAGCGGAAAGCCCATCAACGTGGCATTGCCATCGGCCGCCGTCGCCGGCTGCCAGAGATAATTGCCCTCGCCATCTTTGAGCTTGCGCAGCGCGCCTTGCGTCTTGCGGTTCATCACCCAGCTGGCATTCTGGCGATAGCCGGCCTTCAGCGCATAGACCAGGTCGATCAGCACATCGGCGCCATTGCTGGAGGGCAGCGCCCCATCCACGCCGGTGGCGAGATAGCCGAGCTTCCCCCATTCCCAACCGCTCTCGGCCACCTTGGCGGCGTTGAGGAAGCCATTGGGCTTGTTGGTGCCATTGCCATTGACGAAGGCGGTGGTTTCCTGCGCAGCGAAGGCCGCATTGACCTCGTCGGCAATCCACTGCCCGACATCGACAGCCGCATCGTCGAGAAACGCCGTAGTCGCCGCCGGCATGGCATAGAGCTCGGCGGTCGGATAGCTCAGCTCCGCCAGGGTCTGGCTGGTGGTGGTCGGGCGGCTCGCGGTTTCCGCCACCCAGCCGGTCTGCGGCCCGGTCACCGTGATCGGCCGCTTATAGACCGAGCCCGAAACCTGCCGCACCCCGGCAATGGCGCGAATGGGCGAGATATGGGTCATCAGCCGGGTGATTTCGGTTTCGACCTCGGCCGGCACCACATAGCCGCCATCCGCGGGCACCCCGATCGAGAGGGCCTTTTCCTCGCCGCGCTTCACATAGGCCGAGAAGGCTTCCTTGTACTCGCCGTCGGCGATCTGCCCCTTGCCCTCGATGGCCGGGCGCGCCCGTTCGGCCTTGGCGCGGTCCAGCGCCGCCTTCTGCCCATCGAGCACCGCATTGAGCCGATCCAGCTTGCCCTCGAGCAGCCCATCGGCCGTGCCGCGCTTTTCGATTTCGCCCAGGCGCTGGTCATTGGTGCGCTTGAATTCCTCGAACGCCGTCGAGAATTCAGCGAACAGCGCGGCAATATCAGTCCCCGCGCCGGCCTTGGTCTCAAGGCCGTCGTCAATCCGATCCATGTCGGTATCCTTCTATCGGTTGCGGATAGTTTTCGTGGCTGCGGCAATAGCCGCGCCGGCGGTGAGGGGGGCGGCGATGCGCGCGTCCTCCATCATCGGAAAGGTCACGATGGAAATCTCGTAGAGATCGATTTCCGAAAGGCGCCGATGCCCGGTGCCCGCCTCGCGGCTGGCCTTGACCGTGCGAAAGCCGATGGACAGGCCATCCAGTGCGCGGGTTTCGATCAGGTGCCGCAGCGCGTCCGAACGCGGTACCCCCGGCACCAGCCGCCCGGTCACGAACAGGCCGTGGCTATCCTCGGCAATGGTCTCCCAAATGCCGACCGGCTCCTTGGGATCATGCTGAAACAACAGCCGGATCCGACCACGCCGTTTCGCCAATGACTTTGCAAAGGCACCCGGCAGCACGATATCGCCGCCGCTATCGAGTCGGTTGAAGACGCTGGCATAGCCGGCAAACCGGCCTTCCGCATCGATGGGAATGGCCGACATCAGCGCTTGGCCCCACCCGTCCGCACCGCGCCAACCCGCCCCGGACGCGCCTTTGCGGCCCCAGTCTTCTTGTCGGCCAGCGTCCCCGCCAGGTTCCAGGCAAATTGCCGGAACGTCTGCTGCGCATTCTCCCGATTTTGCTTGTCAGCCATCGGCTAATCCTCCTTGCGGAACAATCGATTCAGCGCGGCAATCTCGCGCACGAAGTCGTTGAAGTGCTGATTGGCCCTGGCCAGTTCCTTGAGGCTCCAGACCAGCAGAGCACTCGACCCGCTGGCCCACAAAAACAGCGTGAGATGAGCGAGATCGCCTCGTTCGATGATGGTGGTGGTGAGGTTGTCCATGGACCCTCCGGACACAAAAAAGCCCGCCGGAGGCGGGCTTGGTTGACTGTCAATGTGAGCCGCGTGTGGGCCTGCTTAAGCCCAGTACTGCGCTAGCCGCACCAGGCTCTCCGCTACTGCCGCCGTGCGCTCAAACACCCTATGCGGCCTGTGTCTCAATGCTGCGATCTCCGAGAGCGCATGCGCCACCTCTTCGGTCGAGCCCGGCTTCTCCAATAGCTCAACCAATGTTGGAATGTAATCGTCGTACTCAGACAGCGAAGCTGGGGTGTCCCGTTCGTCGATCAGGTTCAGTTCCGAAACTAGAATCAGCGATACAGCCCGCAGCCGCTGCGCTCGCCTAACGATTGCCTCCGTTCCGGGCAACAGGCGGGCCTCAAAGAAGTCGTCGTGATCAAGAACCAGCCGGACTTCGTCCTCAGTCATTCTTGTGTCCGGATATTCGGGATTTGACCCCATCCTACGGTCCAGCCCAATGGCAACTTGACGCTGTTCAGGGGGAAGTTCTGCGGTCGAAACGATCGTGCACACCTGCCCGTCCTCCACCCTCTGGCCGACGCCGTCACGACCGAACCTGAAGTTCGCCCGATTGAAAATGTTGCGAGCCAACAACGCAGTATCGTCGGCGCTATAGACGAACAAAAGATCCGGCCGCCCATTCTCCCTGAGCCCGAAAATCAAGTCCCCGACCGACACGCCTTTGAGTGCTTGCGTCCTTGACGACATCGTCCCTCCAACATCCGGCACCTTCCTATTCATCCGGTAGGCGATGTGCTTCAAAAAATGCCCTGTGAGATGTCATCAATTTGATTTCCGCACTACTCAGCTTGGTGTCCGGATACTCCGGTTTAGCGGCCCATTTACGATCTAGACCCAACACCGTCTCGTGCATATCAAAAGGTAGTTGGGCAGTAGAGACAATTACACACGAGCCACCATCCGGGGCCCAACTGCTCTTGCCATCGCGCCCGAACCTCGCGCTAGTTTGCGAGGTGACATGTCGTGCAGAAAACCCCTCGTCATCAGCTTCATACACCAAGAGCAGCTTCGGCTGGCCACCTTCCGCTATTCCAAAGATCACGTCGCCCACTTTCACCGCATTGAGGGCCCTCGCTCTTGCTGACATTGGTACCCTTCTTTCGCCAGTTTGAATCGAAGCCACCTAAGGTCTCCGCTATCTCATCGAATGGTAGTCCCTGAAGGCCCAAGAACTTCACTGCGCAGTCAATGCAGTAGCGCTTGCCTGAGATGTGGACAGCGTCGGTTGTACCAAAACTTCCTCCATTTTGGCATCCGCTAGAAAACCCATCACAGCGCGGCCCTGCAACGAGGATGCGCTCAGGCTCTGGTGGACTAACCGTGGTAGAAAAATCACGTATCCACTGGCCACCTTCTGATGTGCCCCTTGGCGCTCGTGGCTGATCCGGTCGGTAGCGTCGCTCGAGCGCTGCAACGAGCACATCCAATTTCAAAGACAATGTCGCCAACCGGATTTCACGGGCTAGCGCCTTCAATTGGTGCCGAGCAATCCGCGCCATGCTTTACGCTCCCAACTCCGCCATTCGAGCGCAGCTCTCTTGGCCTTGGCCGTTAAAATCGCTCCATTGGAGCGATTTTCCTCAAGAGGACGCCCCTAACCCCACCATTTCCCGCTTCTCCTCGTCACTGAGGAAACTCGCATTGCCCACCCGCTCCCATAGCGCTGCACGGTCTTCCGCCAGGGCCTCGACCTTGTCGAAATCGGGCACCACGTCCACGCCCTCAAATGCCGGTCCAAGCCAGCCGCTCAACTCCTGGGCTACCCGCACCACCAGCGGCACCAAGGTCTGCCGCCACAGCGTGCGATTGGCTTCGGCCATGTTGGCATAGGTGTTGTCGCCGGGAATGCCGAGCAGCATGGGCGGCACGCCGAAGGCCAGCGCGATATCCCGCGCCGCAGCATTGCGCGCCTCGATGAAATCCATGTCGCGCGGGCTCATGGCCAGTGCCTTCCAGTCGAGGCCGCCATCGAGGACCATGGGACGCCCGGCATTGCCGGAGCCGGAAAACTGTTCTTCCAGCTCCGCCTTGAGCCGGCTGAACTGGTCATCGGTCAGGCTGCCATTGCCCGCCGAATAGACCAGCGCCCCGCTGGGCCGCGCCGCATTGTCGAGCAGCGCCTTGTTCCACTGCGCCGAGGCATTGTGAATATCGAGGCTGGTCTGCGCCGCCTCCAGCGGCCCCATGCCGTAGTGATCGTCCATGGGATGGAACAGCGCCATATGCAGCACCGATGGGATCGGCAGCGCCTCCTGGCTCAGCCGCACCGCCCTGCCCCCGGCCTTGTACTCATAGGCCACCGGCCAGCCATCGCGCCCGGCCACCACGCTCATCCGGTCGGGCCGCAGCACGAACAGCGTGCGCACCGCGCCATCGACGATCCCGGCCTGCAGATAGGCATTCCCCGCGGTCTGCAGGTAGGCATAAACCGCCTCCAGCAGCTCCGGCCCCGACTGCCGGCCATTGGGCCGCGCCAGCAGCAGAGCCAGCGGATGGTCGGCCACCGTCTTGCCATCCACCTGCACCATCAGCGGCACCCGGTTGGCGGTCTCGGCAATCAGCCTGATGCAGCGATAAACCACCGGATTGCGCATGAACCCCTGGTTGACGAGGCTGGCGTAACCCCGCCCACTCCACTGCGCCGGCCCCAACTGGCTCAGCGTCAACATGGTCTGCCCGGACGACGACTTGGTTTCCGCAGGCGCGCTTGTCCGCCCGCCGAACAGGCGGTTGAGTAGGTTGGGCATCTTTGTTTCCTTAGTTTTATCGAGGCGGCAGGTTCGGAAGAACGAGCAAATCGCTGCTCCAACCACCTTCTCGATCGTCACCCTCGGGCATGACCCGAGGGCTCTAAACTCGACAGGGTGTCCGCTAGTACACAGCCCTCGGGTCAAGCCCGAGGGTGACGCCCCGTGCAAAATGACAGCGCAACGGCCAGCAACCGAGCCTCGCTTTCATGGCCTTATTGCCAATAATCGCTCATCGGCCTTAACTGTGGCTCGCCCCTTAAATCCCCCGCACCCGCGGCCTGCCGTCATTGAGCAGCAATTCCGTCAGCGCCCAGACCAACGCGTCCACCCGGTCCGGTGAATGGCCATCGGCCTTGCCGTCGGGCCCGAAGGCGCACAATTCATCTTCTAGCGCCGTCAAACCCGGCATGTGCCAGACCAATCCCCGCCCATAAAGTGCGGCCACCGGCTCGGCGCGCGTCCATTTGCCGAGGCTGGCCCGCACGGGCCGCACCGGCACATTGGGATCGACCTGCGCGATCATCTGCACCACGAGGTCCCCGCCCTGGTTCACCTCGGCCACGATCGCATCGGCCCCATGGGCGTGATAGGCCGCTACCGCCCGCCGCGCCCAGACCAGCGGCAAAGCCGGCTTCAACGTTGCATCTTCCAGCACCACCGCGCCGTCCCCGCTTCGCCCCGCCACGACGATGCCGCAGGCATCCGAACGCGCCGTGCCGGTGACAGGCGGGTCCACGGCCACGACAATCCGGCCATCGACCGGCGCCGGCGGCGCTTTGAACAGGGCCCGCCGCCACAGCGCATCAGGCAAATCCTCGATCAATTCGCCATCCAGTTCCTGCCGCCCCAGCACCGTGCCCTGATAGCGGCTGACCACGGCCTGCAGGAAGCTTTCCGCCAGATGGGTATTCACCTTGCTCGCCGCGCGCGTCACCACCGTCTGCTCGTCGGCCAGAAGCCGCTTCATCAACCGCGTGGCGCGGGGCGTCGTCGTCACCAGTTGCCGCGGCCGCTCGCCCAGCCGCAATCCGAATTGCAGCATGTCCCAGGCCGCCTCCGCCTTGCGCCATTTGGCCGTCTCATCGCTCCAGGCAGCGGCAAATTGCGGGCCGCGAAACCGTTCGGGGTCGGAGGCGGGCAGAATATGTGCCTCCACCCCATTGTCCCAGCGCAGCACAGTGCCGCTCAGCTTTGGCCGGTTCCAGGGCGGGCAGACGCGTAAGACGCCGCTTTCCCCGCGCACCATCACCGCCTCGGCCTCGGTCATGGTCTCACCCACCAGCGCAATGGGGGTCACCCCCGCCTCCGCCAATTGCCGCACCCATTCGGCCCCGGCCCTGGTCTTGCCCGCGCCGCGCCCGCCCAGCAGCAGCCAGGTGGTCCAGTCGCCCGCCGGTGCCAGTTGGTGCTCATAGGCCCAGATCGGCCAGTGATAAAACAGCTTGGCCTGCGCCTCGAACGGCAATTGCTCCAGCAATTGCCCAATGGTGGGATCGCGCGCCGTCAT